GTTTGCGACCGATGGAAAGAATCCTGCGAAAACTTCTTCACCGATATGGGGCCTACTTACGCTGAAGGTCTTACACTTGAGCGAATCGATGTCTCCAAAGGTTACTCTCCAGAGAACTGCAAATGGATTCCACTCCGAGAACAAGCTTGGAATAAAAAATACCATCTGATCGAAGGCGTTCGCCTCAGGCGTTTTTGCTTTGAACATGGACTCGATTACGACAGCTTCTATTATCACATTGTCAAAAAGGGTTTATCCCTGATCGATGTACTCGCTCTTTTTAAAGTTAGTATTCTCGATGGCTCACCAGACATAAACCCTTCAGAATCAACTACGTAGGCGTATATGCAGATTTCGTTTGCAATACAACCCCGTTCCACGTGCTGAGACAGACTGCGTTGAAGAAACCTTTCCACACGAGGGTCTTAAATTGCCCGAACGGGTTGGCTGAGTCCGGGTCGGTGATCGTGTACACCTTGGGATTAGTCGGGTTGCCTTCCCCGCCCAGTGCCGGACAGGCAAACGCGTCCTTGCCAAACACCAAAGCCGCAATCACCGCGCCGCCCGATACATAGGTGCCTTCCGTACCACCGCTGGTCTGATAGCAGGCATTGGTCGTCCTCAGCACCTTGATCCCGAACAACGTTCCAATCTCGCCTTTCCAAATATTTTGCGGCTTCTGGAACGCGCTCGCGTACGTCCAGGCGCTGCCCTGCTCCTCGATCAGATCGCGCTCCTGATCAGGACTAACCACTGCTACGAAACAGTTGTCATCGTATTCAACCGCCTTGTTAAGCCGGAGCTCGGTGCAAACATCAATCAGGTCATCAGTGGAGAGCCGGCCTTGCTGGCCGGTTAAGGCGCTCAACGTCGTGAAATCGGTCGCCGTACCAGCGTAGCGTCTTGTGAATTTGGTCGGTTCTTCCGTGGTCCCGTTAATACAGCAATCACGAATCAACTGGTCGCACCACAACGCCGCTTCCTCGCCCATCTTCACCGTGAGCGCGTCAGCAGTGTTCAAAAACTCAGTCATATCGACCACGTCACTGATTTGCCCGTAGCCGCCATATTGAGTCAAAGTCCTCGTGATAAACTCGAAGATCAGCTTCTGTGGCGCCGTGCTCGGCGGTTGACCTTCTGTCAACGTAATGACATTTGCCGTCGATGCCGGCGGCGGACGGAAATAACGGATCGTCTTAGCTCCCTGCCCTTCAGGCAGAGGTATCTGGTTAGCCAGAGGATAAAGCTGCAGAGTGTTAATCTGGTGCTCTAATAGTTTCTTCGCAAAATAAAGGCGGTATTCACTGGTTTTATCGACCGTGGTCACCGCCCCATAAACAGGAGGAGGCATATAATTTAACTACTTCTTCTAGAACCACGGTGCTCCATCGCGGTTAGCGCCCTTGAGCAGGTGTGCACGCATGTCTTTAGTCGAGAGCTTAGCAAAATCTGCCATACTCTCGACTTTTGAGCCGTTGCCCACACGCCCAGGAGCGCCCCCGCCGATACTGGTGTACCCCTGGTAGCGCCGTAGTTCGTCCTTTAACTTGGAATTTTCCGTCTGCGAATCCTTCAAGTCCGCTTCCAGTAGTTCCATTCGCGCCTGATGATATGCCGCAATGATCCCGCGCGGATGGCCGCGATAAGCATCGCCATTCTCGCCAGCCATAATTTCGCGCAGTTTGGTGTCCAGCCGTGTGCCCTCGCGCATAAACTCAGGGTCAGCCTTGGCTAGTTCCGCCTCGGCTTTGTCCCACATCGCTTTATGCTCGGGTGTACCGCGACGCGGCATTTCCACCGTGGTAGAAGAAGCTTTCTTGGCTTCTGCTTCCTCGGCTTCTATCTTCGCTAGTTCCTTGTCCGCCGCCTGGACCAAATCGTAACGTCCTTCGTTCTCCCAGTCCTGACGATAGCGTCGAAGCTCATCGACCGTATAGTCGCGCGGCTTAGGCTTGGCCGCTTCAGTCGCCTGGGCGCGTTCCAGAGCGAACGCTTCACGCTCGCGCTGGAATGTTTCCCGTTCGGCTTTAAAAGCTTTCCGAGCTTGCCGCATCTGGAAATAAGCACTCGGCTTCTTTACAGACTTGGGTGTTTCATTGCCCTTGGCAGAAGACTCAACAGTTGAACTGCCCCTGTCCGAACCGCTTTCACTCCCCGATCCGTGATCAAAGGATTCTCCCTCTGAAGAACTGCTCGTACTTGGCGCTGCTACTGCCGTTTCCTCTGGCATATCATTTAGCGTTTTTAACCGATGGCTCCACGCCCGCCTTGCACCCAGGACCAGTCATCGGTTGAACCGGCCTGTGGCGGTGTGCCCTCCACTAGATTGCTTGAGCTTTGCAAAGCCTCCTCCTGTAGAGGGAAAACACGCAATCTGTGCAAGACAGCTAGCATATTCTGCATCCCACGTGCCTCAGCATTGGCGCAAACCGAATGCCGGTAAACAGCGTTGAACGTCGTGTTAGCTACGATCTGACGCAGAAATTCAAAAAGTTTTATACCACAACTTGATCGACAAAAAAGATCAAAACTTGCGCGCTCCTCCGGTGTCCAGTCCACTGCACGCAAAATCGGCGCGGAAAGAACCACGCGCAGATACCATCTCAGGATCGTATTCATTCCACCGGCAGACCTCCGCTGCCATTGGGCATCGGTACCCCGGCGCTCGGTTGACCCGGAATCGGCGGCGCCGGAGGCGGCGCACCACCAGGCACCGGAGGCACGCCACCAGCTCCCAGAGCGGGCGCTTCACCCGGCACTCGGCCGCTGCCGCGTAAAGAAGCCAGTGCGCCAGTAGCCGCAGCTTGAGCATTTTGCGCCTGCTGCATTTGCTTGGCCGTCTGCGCTACCTTGGCAATAAAGGGCGCAATCTGCTGAGCATGTGCTTTCCAGTATTGCGGGTCGGCTTTCGCCGCCTGGATATGCATACTCATATGTTGCATGAACGTCCCCATTAACGGCGGCGGAATCGGTTTACCCTGTTGCGCGCTCCAACCAATAAACCCGTCACAGACCGTCAAATGCACCACATGCTCGTCGTTCGGCTTAACCTGCGGCAAAAACCCATCCAGCATGATCGAGTTCTCAATCGCTTGCTGTTCCTGTTGATCCGCCGCCGCATCCTGCGGCTCCTCGTAAATGTCGCTCACCCATTGCGCATCGCTCAGCTCGATTATCTTGCGGTCAATCTCAAACGTCTTGATCCACGGGCTACCCTGGCTCAATTGCCGCAATTGCATCAGTTTCTGGATCTCCCGTTCGCGACTATAGCCATCAACAGAACCGTTAGGCCGCAACACGTATTTATTGTCAAAAGCCGCGTCATCCAACGTGATCCGTTCCTTGCGCCAGAAATAATCCAGACTCTGCCTGTCATATTGCTTCAATAATCCCCAGCATTGCTCAAACACTCGCGTCATTGACCCTTTCAATATCCGCGCCCGCAGATCATTGGACTGCTGCATTACATTTGTAATGACATTGGTTTCCGTTGCCGTTTTATTGCCTGTTGGCTGGTTCGGACCGGCAACACCAAAATCAGGGATGCCCACGCGTTGCTCTGCCATAGAACGTGTACTAGCGAGTTCTTCATCGAAACTAACCGGCGGACTCGGTTGCTGGACAAGTTGCAGTACCGAGTCATAAACCGCACCAGGTTCCCACCGGATATTTTGAGCATTGATGCTCCCACCCTGCGTGCCGAGTACCGGACGGTTCGCAATCGACATGAAGTCCAACTTCTCATTCCAGGTCTTACACGCGCTCGCCTCATACATCTGCACCAGTTCGCATACGCCGCGACTTGAGTAATAGCCGCCATCGGTCAACTCGTACGGAATCATGATCAGCGGCACCTGCTTGTGCTCGTACGGCAACTTGAAATCACCTCGCGCAGGTTCATCCGGCTGCAGGGGACTGAACGTCTTAACCAGAATCTGGCCGTCAGTCTGGCGCAGATACACTTCCCACAAGATAATCAAATCCTTTTGCCGACTGTAACTCAAACCCTCCGCCGTGTACCGGCTCTGGTCATATTTGGGGTCCGGTTTCCCCTCCCCCATGATCGAGTCAATAAAACTGTCGTCCGCGTTAAATCCCTTCTTTTCCGCATCTCTTAAATACTCCTCGCGCGAATACTGCATCGAATGGACAACCCGATCCGCTTTGTTCAGATCGTTCGTGCTCCAGGGCGGCACAATAATGAAATACGGGTCGATACTGGCAAAAGCCAACCGCTCCGCCCCCGCGTCCCAATACGGCTTGAGCACCCCAAAACCGTTCTGCAGACACGAGTCAATCGCACATATTGTCTGCTCCGAAAAGTTGCTGCGCTCCCGCACCTGGTAATCAAACCATTGCGCTACAGAATCCGTATAGCTGTCGCCCTGAGTATCCAACGAATAAAAACTCGCCAGAAGTTCAGGGCCGAACACCCAGACCACATAA